TTGTTTAATAGATTCTTTACTTATCTGTCCAAACTTTTGTACATCTTTATGATTAACTTCAAATTGATATTCATCATGAACAGATGCTACTAAGTGAGCATCAATACCAGAAGCAGTAATCATATCCATCATACATACTAACCATTGTTTACAAACAATAGCACCTGCTCCTTGTAGTAAAGTATTTAAAGCACTATGAGGACTACGTATTTGAAAGACTCTACCATCTAATCCTTTAATAACTCCTTTTATAGAAGCTTCTTGTACATTATCACGTAATGCTGCAAGAGCAGGCATATTAGATAAAAATCTGTTAACTAATATTTGTCCTTGTTTAGCACCTGCATCTACAACCTTACCTATTTTAGCTGCACCTGCTCCATATAAAAAAGCATATATAAATGTTTTAGCTTGGTCTCTATTAGTTAAACCTGCCATCTTCATATTAGCTGTATGTATGTCACCTGTTAACAACTCATTAGTAAATTTAGCATCATTCATATAATGTGCTAGACATCTTAATTCTAAACCACTCGCATCAGTACCTACCAATGTATATTTAGAAGAGTCAGATACTGTCCAACAATCTCTACATTCTTTACCATAAGGAGAATAGGTAGCAGGTACTTGAGCAAGGTTCGGAGAATTGTGTGCCATACGTCCTGTAACAGTCTTTAATGTCATTACTCTACCATGTACTTTGTTATCATCTCCACATAACTCTATCCATGATTTAATTTGTGATACTCTTTTTTGTAACAGTAAATATCTTGAAAACATTTTAGCTTCTTTCATATCAATATTATTTAATACTTCTTCATTTACTATTACATTACCTTTATCAGTTTTAAGTTTAGGTTTCCATCCTTTTTCTATTAAACGTTCAGCTATTTGTTTTCTACTACCAATATTAAAAGGTATATATTTAACTTTAGTTTTAAGTTGAACTTCTGTAGGTGGAAATATTTCTGTAGCTTCATTAGATAAACTATTAGCTTCATCTTCTAAGGATGCTTTAAGTGTAGTTGCTTTTCTTAAATCTAAAGTAAATCCATTCTCTTCTTGCTTATCTATAATAACTCTAACTTTTTTTTCTAGTTCTATAGATTCATTAGAAAATTTACTTTTCTCTTTATCTAATTCATTCATTACTTTATGAGTTAAGTTTACATCCTGTGTGCAGTACGTAAGCATATCAGGAGAATACGTATCAAAAGAATCCATATCTCCTTTTTCAAATCTTAACTTCTTTCCCCATGCATTTAGTCCATGTCCTTCTTCTCTTATAGGATTAAAGAGTTGTGATTCTATTAGAGTATCTCTTATCTGATTAGATTCAATAGACGAACCAGTAAATTTATTTAATAAAGGTGCATCAAAAGATAAACCATTATGCATTACAAATGTATCAATGTTCTTACTCCAATCTTTAAAGTCTTTACATTCTTCTTGTACCCAATGTTTAATCGTATTAGTCTTAGGACACTTAGCTACAATACAATGTATTTGAGTAGCTTCATTCTTAAAACCATTTGTTTCTATATCAACTATAGCTGCCATCTTTCTCCTCCTTTCCACACCAGTTACAAGGTTCTCCTTCACCTATTTCCATTAAACTATCTTCAACATTACAATAGTGTTTCCACATTTTTATTCTATCTGGATTTTCACTAGGTTCTTCTGGAATAATATATTTCATTTTATTTTCTCTTTATTTATTTATATTTTTAAGTATATGTGCAATTACATTTATTGTCCACCCATTTCCTAACATTTTATATCGTTGAGTTTTACTAACACTTGCTGTATAAAAATCAGGAACTGTTTGTGCTCGTTCACATTCTAATGGTGTAATATATCTTAATCCTTTTTTATCTGGTATTCCAAAAAATCTTTGAGAACTACAACCTTTTCCATGTGAACCTTCTATCATCTGAACTTTCTCATTATCTTTTTGTATTCTTAATTTTTTATTTTTTCTTTTACTATGTCTATGAATCCAATCTAACATCTTATTAGAATAATAATATTTATCATTTACATTTTTTTCTTTTATATCTTTATATAAAATATTTTTATCTTTAGGTATTTTAAAAGATATATTAGTCCAATATAATCTTTTTCTATTTTGTGCTGATACTAAATTACTATTAACTTCTATTGGTTTAACACCTAATTCTTTAGATATAATATTTTCATATTCTTTTTTCATCTTAACATTCTCATATAAAAACCAACTTGGTTTTAATTTATTTTTAATTTTAACATAATCAAAAAAGTATTGACTTCTTTTATCTTTAAATCCTAATTTTTTACCTGCATTAGAAAAGCCTTGACAAGGAGAACCACCTAATAATAAATCAAAAAAAGGAAAATTTGCACTGAAATCTATATGAGAAACATCACCTAAATTAATTGTATCAGGATAATTTAATTTAGTTACTTGAATACAAAACTTATCTATTTCGGCTGTAAAATAATTATTGTATTTTATATTAGCTTTATTAAGAGCTAATTGTCCACAAGACATTCCATCAAACAAAGATAAGACATTCATTTTAATCTCCTACATCAAATTGATTAGTATCGTCAAGCTTATTATCTTTAAGCTCTTTTAATCTACCTGTTGCTCTATCATAAAGTAAATTACCTGCTGCTCCTGTATCACCTGTATATCTATTCTTTAAGATACGAAGCATAGTTGTATTAGCTGTCATAGAATCATGTGCTTGTTGATTACGTTCAAGAGCAATAACACAATCACTAAGATGTGCAATAGAAGCTGAACCTCTAAGATGTGACAGTGTAACTTCTCTACCATTTTCGTGACCTGTATCACCTGTTGGTCTTCTTAGATGTGATACTAATAATAAACCTACACCTGTCTGTTCAACTAAACTTCTTAACTTAGTCATAAGAATATCAATAGACTTTCTTTCATCATCTCCCTCTTGTCCACTAACTAAAATAGATAGATGGTCTAAGATAATCCATTTACAATCTAAAGCTTTAGCCATGTATTGTACACGATTTAGTATTTCATCATTATGTATAGAACCAAAGTGGTCAAAGGCATAGAACCTACCAGTTCCTATAGTAGCATCTTCCCACTTTTTTAATTGTTCTCTTGTATGTTGGTCTCTAATTTCTTTAATATATAATCTAGCACCTGCTTCAACAGACATAATATTAAATGCAGTTTTCTTAATGTTTTCTTCTAATGCTAAGACACCTATATTAGAATTAGTAGCAGTAAGTATATGATGCATTAGTTCTCTTGTTACTGATGACTTACCCATTCCTGCACCTGCAGTAAAAGTAACTAACTCACCTGTTCTCATACCATAAGTCTTATCATTAAGAGCTTGCCAAGGATACAAACATGTATCATTCTTTTGTTCTTCATATAAAGAACTTTGTAATGATTTAAGATTAATAATACCTGCTGGTGTATATACATCTGCATCCCACCATGCATCTAAGAACTTTTTACTTTCTCCTCTTTGTGCATATTCATTAGCATCTTTGTAATCTAAACGCATAATCTTACACTTATTAGGTTCAAAGAGTTGAGCTACTTTAGATGCTGCTGCTTTACCTGGTTCGTCATTATCAAAACAAATTATAATTGTTTCAAACTTATTTAAGTATTCATAAGATGCTTTACAATCTCTTACTGCACCTGCTGCTCCTGTCTTAACAGAAACACAAGCCCACTTAGCACCCATCATTTGATAAGCAGACATACAATCTATTTCACCTTCAGTGATAGTAACAAACTTACCTCTTGCTGCAAATAAGTTTTGTCCGAAGAGACCTGCTGTAGATATAGAACCTTCAGCCCAGAACTCTTTCTCTTTAGTGTTACGTACCTTAGATGCTACATGTGAATTATTACTATCATAGTATTTATATATATGTTGTGTAATATTATTGTCATTGTCTTTACGTACAGCAACATTAAACTTACTACAGGTTTCTTTATTTATTCTTCTATCATGTAGTGCTTCAGTATGTCCTTCTGTAAAATTAGTTTTAACTACACCTCTTATAGGTGCAGGTGTTATATTATTATTATTGTTCATTTGTTTCCTTTCTGGTGGTGTATAAGTGTTACATGAAAAGCAGTACCAGTGTCCATCTTCATATAATGTATTTGCATCACTTGAACTACAGTTACTACATGCTCCTTGTTTAATTACTTTATCGTTCATTTTATCGTTCATTTTATTTTATCTCCTAATCATTATTATCCAATACAGTTCTATATAGTTCGTTAACAAAACTAGTTTTATCTTCCATAACTTCATTAACTTCTTTCTTAGCTAATTTCTTAGCTTCTTGTTTAGTATAACCTTCTTCTTGATACTCTTTAACAAAAGTCCAGAACATTCTATTTCTTTCTTTATCCCAGAGATTTGTGCTCATGTATCCACCTTACTCTTTCTATTCTCTTATCTTTAGTATAATAAGTATATTTATATTTATTATTCTTGTCAACATAAGAATATTTATTTTTAGAAAATTTAGAATACAATACCATATCACATCCCATAGTTTTCCAAACTCCTTGATGTAAGTTCCAATGTTCTTCTGGAGTTAATGAGCACTGTTCATTCGTATTAGTCATCATGTTTTATATCCTTTTCTGCCCAGCTAATACCACCAGAAAACGTGGCTTCTGGGT